CCGCACAATTTCTTGCTAATCCTTCTTTGCTAAAATTTGCTAAAGCTCCACCGACTCAGCAAAACGTAAAAACTCTTTTAGATCGTGCTGCTGAAATGGGGTATCTTGGCAGTAAAGCAGCTCAGGAATTTGCGTCACAACCTTCAGCAGAGCAGCCTTCATCCTCTGACATGGATATAGATGCTCAGATTGAAGCGGTAACAAAAGAAATAGAAGCGTTGCAAGGCACCACAACTACTCCACAAGAATCAGTCAAAGTAGGTAAGCAGAATATCAGCATTCCACAAGGAGAAGAGTTTGCACCTCCAACGCTTGTAAAGGCTGTCATGCAAGTAGAGTCGGCGGGCAAGTCGAAGGCGGTAAGTTCTAAGGGCGCTGCTGGCTTGATGCAGTTGATGCCAAGTACTGCAAAGGATTTGGGCGTGACGGATCGTTTTGACCCACAACAGAACGTAGAGGGCGGTAGCAAGTACTTACAGCAACAGTTAGGTAAGTTTGGCGATTCCAAGTTGGCACTAGCTGCTTATAACTGGGGACCAGACAATGTTCAACGAGCGATTGTACGCACTAAGAAAGCAGGGTTGAAGCCTACATGGGAAAACATCTTAGATACGGTTTTTGTACCTAAAGAAACACAAAAATACGTCAATAAAGTTTTAACAATACATAGCGCATTAGCATAGGTGACTTATGGGATGGTCTTCGGGAGTTTACACAAAGGGTAATTCAGCAACTGGCGGGTGGACTGGAGACGCTGCTAGTGGTATCGGCATCGAGGCTGGTCGCCATGACACGCAGGACAATGACTTTGCTACTGGTATCAATACTTGTCTGACCAAGGACGGACAGAATACGCCAACTGCTAATCTTCCTATGGGGGGATTCAAGCACACTGGCGTAGCTAACGGTTCTGCAAGAACTGATTACGCTGCTGTGGGGCAAGTTCAGGATGGAGATTTTGTTTGGTTAGGTACTACGGGAGGAACAGCTACAGCACAAACTGTAACGGCTTCTCCGTCTATTGGAGCATACAAAGCTGGTCAAAAGTTTCGGATGAAAATTGGTGCTGGTCTGGCATCAACTGGAGGAACTGCAACTGCACATACGTTAAACATTAACTCTTTAGGTGCTAAAAACATTGTAGACAATGAGGATGGAACAAATCCTACCGCTGGTGCTTGGGTTGCTGGCGCTCTTATAGAGTTAGTTTATGACGGAACTAATTTAGTAATTGTTAATAATCCTGGTGGATGGCAAACATATGCGCCTACCTTAACACCATCAGCAGGTACAGCAAGCGGAGTGACATTAACAACCGCTCTTTACAGAAAGCATGGAAAATCAATGACGTGCAATTTGTACGTTGCTTGGACTCAAAATACAGCGGCTGCTGCTTATGTAGATATTGAATTACCAACTACGGCGCAAAGCCCTTGGCAATCTTTTTCAGCAACAGGGCAAATTGGAGCTGGCTATGCTTTTATTCCTGCAACAACAACTGTAGTAAGAGTTTATAATTATAATAGTTCTACATTTGGAATAGGTTCCAATAGTTGTTTAGTTGGTGGCGTTTACAGGAGCGTATAATGGAAAATTGGATGCAACTCTTACCTTTGTTTTGCACACCTGAGACTGCCACAAATGACGATATTGTTGTTGGGTTGCGCTTATGGCGGAACCGACAATTAGCATCTTCGGACTGGACGCAATTATCAGATGTAAATCTAATTAACAAACAAAAATGGATTGAATACCGTCAAGCGCTTAGAGATTTAACAAAACAAGGACCAGACCCTAAGACTTGGGTACTTCCAGAGGCCCCATAAATGAAGCGCCTACGTCTTGTAAGAGTTTCGGAGTACAACAATGCAACACTTGGTGTGTTGTGTATTGACGATGCTCCTGAGTTTGTAACTCTTGAGGACGCATGGCGTGACAATGAGCGCATGATTAGCTGTATTCCTGTTGGAAGGTACAAGATTAAGCTTCACAGGAGTCCTAAGTTTGGCGTGGTGTATAGGGTAGAGAACGTGCCTGAGCGTTCTGACATTCTTATCCACGCTGGTAACACTCATAAGGATACGCATGGTTGTATTCTATTGGGGATGCAGTTTGGCAAATCAGGTAATGATTCGGCTGTCCTTGCGTCCAGGTCTGCGTTTTTGCAGTTCATGGATAAGATGGGGAACACTCCCGAAGCTGAGTTAGTCATCATTGATGCTTACGGAGGCGGGAGGGTACATTGACGGATCAAGATTTCTTACAAGTTAAGTACTGGTTTGATCTCTTTATCAAGGGAGTGATTGGCGTGGTTGTATCCATCGTGGGCATGGATTACCGCTCTGTAAAGAACTCGCTTAAAGACTTAGAGGTAACTAAGTACCATTTAAGTATGCAGGTGGAGATTCTCAAAGCTGAAACCGTTACGGTTAAGGAGCGCCTGGAGCGGATAGAAAAGAAGCTCGATAAGGCTTTGGAGAAGTGAAACCGCTCATAGCGGTGTGCATTGCTGTAGTTGTGCTTTTCATACAGGCCCCAGCTTTTGCAGCGCCTAGTTACCTTGGCATGTGCCACAAGGATTGGAACTGTAGGGGGATGCTAGCTAGCTGGAACGGTAGCGAGACCATTGTTACTGGCTGGCTAGAGAATACGTTTGGTGCTGAGTGCTCATGCGTTAACAAGCTTCTAGCCACGCCTACGCCAAAGGTAGTACGGGTGCATCTTTCTAATAGCCCCTGCATGAGAAACAAGCGCTGCGGCCGTTCTGAGCCGCTATATGGGGAGACTGCGGCATCAGCGAGTAGAAAGATTCTATCGGATAACAAAGCTTTGTGGCGTAGGTTTGCCAGAACTACGCAAAGATTAAAACAACGTCTAAAGGTAGCGAAAAACACTAAGTGTTATGTTTCGCCATGCCTGGAGTGTGACTTAAATGCTAAAGCCAGAAACCGCCTACTGTCTTATGTGCGTGATGCTATTCCTGCTTGCATACCTGTTGATAATCCCTATAGGCAACAGTGCCTCAGAGGATACGTCTGTGAAAAGCATGGAGTTAGTCCTGATTTACCTGCCTCGTGTATAGTTGATTTGGATGGTATTGATGGTGCTACGGTGAACCTAAAGAAATGGCTAGAACGCTATAGGGATTGTGATATAGCCTACTATTGGGAACCATTCATGAACTGCATTAGGAGCGATAAGTTTGTGCCACCGATGCAGCGCAACTGTAAGTATGACTCGTCAATCTTTGACTATATAAAGGGTATATTATGCCGTTATTTCTTGCCTCTGTCGTCCGTCACTTGCTCACTTTAGCCGCTGGTTCGCTTTTAACCATTGGCGTATCTGAGTCTGATGCTCATGAGCTGGTCAGAGCTGCGGAACCTGTTGTTGCTGGCGCCGTATTGTATGGGGCTTCTCAAGCTTGGTCTTTGGTCGACAAGAAGAAGCGCTAAATGTCTGAGTCTATGCGGTAGCGTTTGAACCGTAACGGACTCTCTTCTGAAGCCGCTATAGCACTATCAGCAGGGCTATTTTCTACTATATGAGCGATGATATAGGGGAAAATGCCCTTTTCTTTTGTCTCATTTAAATGACGTTTGAAATACTTGTTAGCTGCTTGCCGTATTTGATAGGCAAATCCGTCGCCATCGTAGAGGACTAAACTGAGGTAGGTTAGGTTAAACTCTATAGGTTCTAGGTCGAATAGAAACCAGCGAAGGCGGTCAAACTCAGCTACAGCATTGCCATGTGTGCGGGACTTAGGGTTATGCTGAAATCTGTCAATGTCTCTGAAGTTATTGCAGTTTTCGTAACGTTGTAAACGGTCGAAAAAGAAGCAGTAATCTTTCAAAGCTCGTTCTATTACTGCTAGCCAAAGTGTGCGTTCTGGAGACTCTGTAATAAGTCGTTCAGTGTCGTCGTTGCTATACAGAACTTTTTTTGACAAGCGCAATCCAATCTTCAAGAAACATTGTCACTAGCCAGGGTCGATTGTTTTTGCGGTGCATGACTGTTGGGATGTTATCCCCGCAATCTCTTGTAGCTTGGTCAATAGCCTTGTCTACGTTTAGGTTCTGCACTCGCTTACATTCGATGTGGAACTGGGCTAGTTCGGTGCAGATTACATCAGAGTCGCCAGCGGTGCCACAAAATTGCTGGGTACGGCGAGCGGTAAAGCCATGTTCTTTTAGCTTATTGGCTAGTTCTCGCTCTCCCGCTGCGCCTTTGGCCCTTGAGTTTGTCATCCTTCCTCCTTTGGCGGCTCAGGTAGCTCTTGCCAGTGGGTGATCACATCTGACCAATCCCAATCAGTGTGCATGTCGTACCACTTGTTGCTTTTTGGATCGTATACCGCAACGAAACATGAGGCAGGAATGGTTGGCCCATATCCAAAAGCTAAATAATCATTCCACAACTCCGGCAGCCTATCCTTTACGCTGATCCACTCGCTCATTTTTCTTCCTGCCATTCTGAAATTGTCACATTTCGTGCTTTCCAAAACTCACGAAGCTCTTGCCAGTGAGCTTTGCCTTTGTCTTCTGGGATTTCTGGAAGTGGCATCCAGTGACTAATGTACATATCGTTCACATCATCAAAGCCATATAGTTGCCATCGCACAGTTGAGACATCCCTTTCGTATGCGTTCCAAACAAGAAAAATATCGCCAATATCTTTCTTCTCCGGCAGCCTATCCTTTACGCTGATCCAACCGTTCGAATTATTCGAAGAGTTGATCACCTTGTCGGCATCAGCAAGCTGATCCTGTAACTCTTGTATCCTAGCCTCAGCTTCCTCCAGTGCTGCGTGTGCGTGTTCCTGTGCTGCTTTGTAGCCAGCCAGATAGCCTTCCTTTAAGTAATCCAGCTCTCTCTGACTGAGCGTTCCCATGGCGTAAATGTCTCTTTGAGCTATCTTATTTTTACACTCCTCTGCCATCTCTTCAGGTGTTTTCATTAAAATATTCCTACCATCTTAACTTTTATTTTTTCCCAAATACGAGCATGCCTTTGTTCTTTATCGGGCGGTAATTTGTTGCGCTCTTCTTCTTCTCTTTTGCGAATGTCAACTATTACATCGGCAATCTCTTGATCCGTCACTTCGCATCCAGCTTTATAACCAGCGAGAAAACCAGCGTATAATCCTTCACCATATACAGCATGACCACTACATTCTTCGTCGGCGTACTGCTTTGCCATCTCT